GAAACCACCGTTCCAAGCGTCTGCGGTGTTCGTGAACGGGTTGTAAGTCGTCGAGTCAGCAGCACCCCCCTTGGGGATGTTGGTCTGTTCGACGTAGCGCATGTTTTCATAGCGCCCAATCTCACCGTTCATGATCATGGTCAGGCCCGTCTCCGTGTACTGGTGGAGAGTCTCAAGCGAGTTCTTCAGCGTACGGAACGTGGTAGGCCAGCCAAGTGCATAGTAGTCGTCGCCCGTGTAGGCCGGAATATTCCGCTCCTTCATGGTGTCGACAATCAACTTCGCATGGTTGGTGTTGTAGGCCTGCGAGTTGGTGCCCGTAGCCGTACCGTTCGTGGTGAGGCTAATGGTCGTGGACGAAGTGCCCACAACACGCAGCGGGGTGCGGTTGAACTGCTGGTGAGCAGCACAGTCCATCACCTTCACGGCGTCGTTCTTCAGAACCTTCATCACGGTGTCACGCACCGAGAACTTGCTGAGGTCTTCCAGCTTGCCAGAATAGGGAACCGAGTTGCCATACTCCGTGATCGTCAGGGTGCCCTGACTGATCGTGAAGTTGGTTTCCGGCATCGTGTTGGTTTCAAGAACCGAAGATCCTTGAGTAGCCACGTTCGACACGATGTCCCAGGTGAACGTGTCACCTTTCTTCTTGCCTTGCTGGGAGGCGTCCTTCACGTCACAAAACTGACGGAACTTCACCATGGGTTGAAGGGCCTGACGGAGCTGGTCCGACAGGTTCAGAGAGTAGAAATAGCCGCCAAGCGTGTTGACAGCCCACAGTTGCGATGCCATCGAAGGCTCCTTTACTGAATGCGTTGAACTTGGAACTGCCGCCCTTTGCCGCGGTTTTCGCGCATCTGCTCAATGAGTTCAGATGTCGTGAGAACCTTTGGCTCCTTGGGGGCAGGCGGTTTGGCAGAAGCTGCCTGAACCGTTGTGATGGTTCGCTTTGCGTCCTTCTTGTCAGCCATCGTCTGAACTGCCGGGGCCTGTGCGGTGCCGGCTCGCTCAGCAAGCCACTTCTTGATTTCCTCGCCATGCTTCTGGTAAGCGTCGAAGGGATCGCCGTAGCTTTCACCTAGGGCCGCTGCCGTTTCAAGGCGACGATTCTCAAGATTGATCGCGATGCTGCGAAGATGAGGATCAGAAGCGATTTCTGGGAAGTCCTTCCAGAACTTCTCAGCTGCTTTTCCTGCGTCGCGCATGTACAGCTTTCGTTCGAGCAAAGTATCCAAAGACACTTCGTCTAGAGGCTGGTGCGCTGGTTGTGACGCGTCTTGCGATGGCGTCGGTTCGGGTTTAACGGCGTCCGGGTTGGATAGCCGTTGCGCCTGCTGAAGCAATTGCTCAGCTTGACGTTTTGCTTGGGCTGCTTCTTGCAGCCTCCGGTCGGCAGCGTGGTCCTTCTGAAGGGTTCGCTTGCCGGCCTCGATGATTCTGGATTCCTCCACCTCAATAGGCTGACCGTCTACTACGATGGTCACCATTTTTGGGGGAGGGAGGTCTTCTTTCTTGGCCTCTACTGCCTCTTTGGGAGACTCTTCCTCTTGTTGAGCCTGGACGGGCTCTTCTTGCTTTTCTTCTTTCTGGATTTCTCCGGTGTCCTCGTCGAAGGAGGCAAGCTCACCTTGAACCGAGGCATGCGCGTTTTTGGCAATCTCTGCCATTGCAGCATTACGCGGGTTCGCGGTCGGCTTAATCTCTTCTTCCTGTCCGCCCTGCTGGGTAGGATCAATTTCCGGAGGCATTTAATTTCCTTTAACGATCTTCGTCTAGAACTGATTCGGCCTGTTTGCCGATGGTAATCAATTCAGCCAGCCAGCTCTTTACAGATTTAGCCCGCCAAATCTCATTTTGAAGCTGACGAATTCTATTCCTTCTCCATGGAGATACAACAGATAGTTTCTCCGACGCCTCCTCAATCTCCATATCACATCTGCCGAGAATATATCTCCCAATATCACTCGCGATGAATTCTTCTGCGTCCCGGCCCAATGCCGCCTCTGCCAATAATGTTTCGTTCAAACCCATTCTCCGTTACAAATAGTTCAAAACGTCCTCTATATCCTCTTCCAACCGCCTTTTTAGCTCTTCTTCTTGGGCCTTGAGCTTGCCCGATAGGTCTTGGATATCACTGGTGATCGCGAGAATACTCCGATTCAACTCGGAGCCATATTCGTCTCCAATTTGGACGGAGGGAGTCTCCGTCTCCCCGACTTCTTCGTTTACAAAATCTGGCAGCTTTCTTTTAATGGTGGGTAGCTTTGGAACCAGCCGATATTTGGCTCGTCTCCCGCCACCACCTCCACCAGAATTAGATTCGTCACCGCTATACCTGAGAACTGTTTCCGCTCCGGAATACGAGTAAACACCCGTTTCACATGGAAAAACACGGCCATAGGTCAGATTTGCCGCCGCTCCAGCGTAGGCATAGGTGCCTGCGTCAGCTGTAAGTGTGTAACTCGACACCGGCGTGTAGATGAGGGTCGCATCACCGCCTATGTAGCTGTATGTCCCAGAGCTGGCCCCCAATACATGGCCCGCAATGAGGGCCGCATCTCCACCCGTATACGCATACGCTCCACCAGATGCCGATAAGGTTCTGTTGAACAACAGCCCGGCATCTGTGCCGGCATATGAATATGTCCCGCCTGACGCTGTAAGGGTGTATGTCGGTCCGCTCGATGCCTCTCTGAGCCTAATGACCAACCCGGACCCCGTAAGCGGGTCAGCAGGAGCTGAAATCGTGAGGGTGACTGCTGTCGTTCCGCTCCCAGCCGTGATGCCGGCATGGCAGATTTCTATGAAGCCTCGGCTGCCTCCGTTGAGGGTAGATGCTTCGTCTTCTGTTGCAGAAGCAATCGTCAATCCGGAAGCTGTCAGGACAGGAGAGTTCAGAGCAGAGTTTGTATTGCCCGACCCCAAACCGACGAGCATGTCTCCAGATGCAAGATCCAGATTTCCCGTGGTGATGATGATGAACGAGGAATCGGCTGTGGTGTCCGTTCCCGACCCAACAACAATATCCCAAGTACCCGTTGTCTTGGAGTATTGATGTATCTGCCCACCGAAAAGCGCCCCTCCTCCGGCCGGCCATGTGACACTGACCGACCCACCGCCTTCGGTGCCGTCTGAAATCTTTGTGAAGACAGTTGACCGCCTCGGACCACTATCCCCGCCAAAAGCTCCCGCCCCGCCACTGATCGTGTTTCCAGAGGGGGCCGTCCACCCTGAGGGCGTGGTGACGGTTCCGTCTGTCGAATCTCCACACGTGATCAACATCAGCAGCAGATTGCCGCTGGTCGTGGAAGCAGGGTAGGAGACTGAAACAGGCGAAGCAGCGCCACCGAAGCCAGTGGCTAGTGTTCCCTCGCTGACATACGAAATTGTCATCCCGCGCCCCCTTGGGCTCCTGAGTTAGCTCAGGCTGATGACACTTGCGCCAAAGTCGATCAGGAAGGTTTCGCCGTTCGCCATCGTGATGCTGGAGCCGTAGTCGTACCAACCCACCAACGGATCGTTTACCAACGTGTCGTCATAGATCACGACATAGCGGAACGTCGCAACCGCACCAGATGCCGTAAGCGTCAGGTCGTTGAATGCCAACGTATATGTACCACCGGACTGCGAGCTTGAGGCCGTCGTGAGGGCCCGGCTAGACAGGTTGGTGTAACTGATCTGGGTAATGTCAGTCAGGATACTGTTGGTAGCCGATGGCGCCGAGTTTGTCAGCGCCACCACGAACGCATCAGAGCCAAGGTTTGCCCCCTCGACCATTACTTCGGCCCATGGTTGGAACTTGTTGAAGGTTGCCATGTATTACTCCTGGGATTCAGGGATGATTGTTTCGACCGACGCGACCGGTCTTCCATTCGGGCCGAGGATGATTTCCTTCTTTCGTGGCGCTCGTATATCGCGCTGGAGGATCTCAATCGACTGCATCAGTCTCTCTAGCGTTTGGGCAACGCTTTCGCCTTCCGGCTCTTCTTCGGCTGGCTTTTGATTAAGGCTGGCCTCTATGATCGAAGCCGCAAGTTTCATCATCTCCCGATCCTTGGCGCCCTCTTCCTTGATTTCCGCCAAACGCTGCTGAAGAACGCCCTTCATGTCTTCCAGAGCAAATTGGCGCTGGACCTCAAGTCCAACATCAGGTTGTGGTTGTACAGAATCGGGTTTAAGTGCCTGCATGCGCTTCGTTTGCGCGTCGAACTGCTGAATCTGCACCTCTTGCTGACTTACTTGCAGCTCGCCTTCCTTGTTCTTCAAGTCAAGCTCGGCCTTGGCGAGTTTCTGGGTTAGGTCTTGAATGGCAGATTGCATTTGGTCCATCTGCTGTTTCATTGCAACGGAAGCAGGATCCTCGGCACTTTTGAAGAACCTGGATCCGTTTTTGTACCCAGCCAAACCAAATACCTCACGTCGGATAGCTTCATGGTCTGCGTCAGGAAGGCCTGCCATGGCTTTGCCGTATGTCTCCAAGGCAAAAGCAAACTTCCCCATCTTCTGACGAGGATCAGTGGCGCCCATCCCGACATTCACATTGACCGTCAGAGATTGGTTGAGAAGATCGTCCGTGATCTGGTTGATCCCGTACTTCTGAGCAAGCTGGGCGCGCTCACCAGCAATCCCCAAAACTACCTCGTCTGTTTCGTAGGCCTGCTCAAGTTTCACCAACTGATAAAGAACAGGCTCCACCCACGTTTCGACAAACGTCCGCAGGAGGTATTCGGTCATCTGGTTGGCGCCGCCTGCTGCCAACTGCATACCGCCTACGGTTTCATTGAGCCTTCGATTGGTCTGGACGGATCCTTGGCTGAAATTACCCGTCAGTTCGTCATAATCGAGATTCAACCGGTCTTGCTCTTGATAAGACGAGGCTGTGACATCAGGCCAGTTAATCTCCTGAACATCCGTCATCGGGTCGTTGGCCATCGTTGCGCCACCCGGGGTGTTGCGCATCAACGACTCAACATCCACCTGGGCATTGCGCTTGACAATCCAGCGCTTGTTCAGAACCAAACGAACGTTATCCATTCGTTGGTTGGTGATGTCGTTGGCTTCTTTCTGAAGCTCAGACCCAATAGCAACGAGAGAATCAGGAATCGTCTTGTGCGCCTCCATCACGGCACATCCGATCACCACCGGGCGCTCGCCATGGAAATAGACTTCCTTGAGAGGCTGGGGATCGGTCAACAAGTGTTGAGTCCCCAAAGTCCAATAGACGACCTCCTCACCCCCTAGGCGAACGAAGTTCTCATGACACCAGACAATCTCAAACGCCTTGAGGGGCGAGCCGTTCTCTGCTAACGGATCCTCTTTTTTGTCATTACGCTGTTGGCGGATGGTGTCGTACTCCACCATTGCAGTGCGGATCTGGGCTTCTGAATATTCCTTCCACTGAGGTTGTCCCGTCTTCCCGTTCGGGGACTTCATCATCTGGCGCACTTCGTCCACGTACATGGGGACCATGCGGATGAGATAGGGACTCGTGTTGACGACATCAGTCCAGTTCGCCCCGGAGTCAAATCGGATATTCTCAATGGGGATCAGTTCGATGCAAGGCTCGTCCTTGACGACCTCGAATCCCTCCGTTACCTGAAAGTAAGGCTGCCCACTGGCGTCAGTCATGGGTTGGCCGATGTCGTCTTGCATCGGCTCATAGGATCGCGTTGGCTTTTCCTTATATTTCCAATACTGATAACTACTTACGATGGAAACCACCTGTGCTTCTTGAAGAGCACCAATGAGGATCATGTACCAGGGAATTGTTTTGGTGAGACGGTAATTCACCAATTCGTTCAAAAGCTCAGCAGAAGCGACTTGGAGTGGGTCAGCGTCATTCTCCGGCTCGATACTGACGACATCCACGTTTGCGAAAAAAGCCGCAGCCGCCGCCGCTTCGTTCTTTCTGACAACGCTCTTTGTCTTCGGACGGAAGAGACGAGAACGTCGCTTGAACTGTTCGCTGTTGTACTTCGACCCCGCGGGATGGCGGGATTGGAACAAAGCGATGTTGCGCTCCATCGTCTTGCGATAGTTCGCGTCAAAATAGCTCGTGCTGGACTCGAAAGAGTCTTTCGCAATCTGCAACCAGTCGGTTTTATCTTGCGTATCGGGTTCGGAGGGTTGTTGGTTGATCACAGGCCCACCCGCGTCATGTGCTTGTCAGGAATTCCCTCGACCTTCAGGGCTACGTCATCTGTCTTTCTTCCTCGCCTCAGGTTTGCTCGTTCGAGGAACTCCCCTGCCGCCATCATCACCTGATGCTTTCGCTCTTTGGCGTCATCCTTGATTCTGGAGTAATGGAGGCACATGCCCCATTTGTCATTCAGGTCCATATCCTTGATATGAAGAATCCCGCCTTTGATGATGACGAACCACGCATGCCCGGGATACGTGGCGACTAAGTCGGCAAGGATCTGCTCGGCCATCGGTTCGTCCCGGGTGTGCTCGGTGTCATACCCAACAATCTGAGTCATCAGTCTTGATCCCCATATGGGCCGCCATTGACCGGATCTTCGTATTTCCGACCCGAACTGAATTCGTAGGCGGTTTCCTGCTTGTTGAAGTCTTTCCCCCAAGCCTTGCGAACCAGTTCCTCCCAGCTCAGGGTGCGGGTGCGTACTTGTTGCTGTTGGTCATCGGCGGGCATAGCTTCTCCAGTTCAGACAGGGCCTTGGAAGGGTTGATTCCCGGCGCGCTGCGGTAGAGACTCGCCCCGTTTCGCAGTTTCTCGGTCGCAAAACATACCCAATGCGGACCTACATACCGGATATGAGGCTTAGTCATCATAAACCCCTTCAGGCTCGACTATTAGATTATTGTCGCTGATATCTGGCCAGACAAGCGGATATTCCGGGTCCAATAGTCTCGCCAATGCATCCAGCATGTCGTCATGAATAGGAACAGGGAAGGGCTTGTATTCCTGTTCGATAAAGTCCTGCACCAGATCCGAGGTTCTCCCGTCGTAGGGAGTATAAAAATGGGTTCTAGGGAGATAGATCCTCTTTTGCTCGAAATATGGAATCAGCCGCTTGATTCTCTCGTTCTTGGGTAGCTGTCCGCCTACCTCAGCAATATCAAACCGGTAATTCTCCCGTTGCTGAAGGTCTTGGATATGCTCGATATCGGCCATAAGACCGTATTTCTCGTATCTGACCCCCTGTTGTCGCATTGGATTCCACTTGCGATGCCAGTCCATTACCAGTTTGGCTCTTTGACTCAGGTTCAATCGATCCCGAACCATGGCTAGGACATAGACATTTTTGTCCGGGCCCAGCCCTATCGCCCAGCCAGCGGTGTAGTCATTCCGTTTGTTCTTTGACCCAGCTGGATCGAACAGGAGATAGACATTCATCCCCTGACGGGTGAATCCGTCGTGGTATCTGAGCCACTCGGCCTTAAAGCCCTGGGTTTCGTCTGCCTGCGGGTTTTGGAGCATCTGACAAGCAAAGAGGAACGGCCCCATGTCCCGTCTTTTGCCTTGGACCCATTCCTTACTGCGGAGGGTGGGCTCACCGTCTGCTGTTCCATCCTTGGTCAAAAGATGGATGCGCGGCTTTGCTGTTCCACGCTCAATCACTGTCTTGTAGGCGTCATTGGCGTGGTATCTGGTCCCGATGAACCTGCGCCTCCCACCTTCCGCCCCCAACGCATAACTCAGACTCAGCATATCGCTGGTCTTCTGAAGCATGTCTGGAGTAGTAGTGCTGTCTTGGGTGACTACGTCGTCATACACCAAGATGAAGAAGTGCTTACCAATGGGCTGGCCGTCTACTACCCCCCAAGCCTCTACCGTTGCCTCTGCGGGGTTGCTCTTACGCTTGACGATGATCCCGTCATCCTCGGACCACTTTGGAGCTTCCCTCTTGGGGTTGTCCCACAGAACATCTGGGAACCATTCCCTCAGCTTTGCATTCGACTCGAACTCAAACTTGATCTGTCGGAGGAATCGCTTCGCAATACCAGAGCTGTGGCTGAATATCCCAACAGTGACCTCCCGGCCTTCCCAAACCGGGAGAGGATCTTCCCCGTGACTTGCCAAGATGTCCTGAATCGTCTTGGCATACGTGATGATCGCGGACTTGTAATGCTCGCGGCTCCAGAGGTCCAGATACCCATCAGGGTTCTGCTCTACCTCATTACACCGCTCAAACAACCACTCGTGCTCTACGTCCTTACGGTTTAGGGCGTATCGGATCAGGAAGTAAAGGTCAGTCCTGCACAGGTGCCTCATTGCCGGGATGATCTGGTCCGGCTTTAAGGCTTCGGAGAAGTTCCGCAGTCTCTGCTGATAGTCCGACAATGTGGTCATGCTTCAGGCTACCGGTTACCTCGGTGGTGAGTTTGTCGCCATAGATCTTGGGAAGCATCTTGGACAGCATCCACTTTCTGGTATCCACCCTCAGCCTGTTTCGGGCTACTGCTGTCGAATCAAATACAACCTCAATCTCCGCTTCTTCGTCTTGTGGATGCTTTACTGTCGTTTCTCGCTCATCGCTAATCTCGACAATCTCATCTGCAAGCATCTGATATGCACGCTCTCTTGCCTTCGCGTACTGTTCACCAAACGATGGTGAGTCCTCACACCAGTTTAGCACTGTCGCGGGGCATGGCATTCCTGGCTCACGGCAGACGGCTCTTAGGCTCATCCCTTGAGATAGGCCTTTTAGGATCTTGTCTGCTGTTTCCTGGTTGAACACGCTTATCCGCCTTTCGGTAGGACTTGGTTATAAAAATGCCCGCCAGCGTCCCAATGAGAGGGAGGGAGGAGAATGTAGTAGGACGCGGCGCTTAGTTTCGTAAGCTCGATTGGGCGAAATCGGTTTGAAGTTGAGTATATCGCTAGTTGGCCTTTGGGCGGGTGGTGGTCCCATATGCGCTTGGTTGCTCTTCGCTCTTGACCTCATAGAACATGAACGGCAAGGATGCACTGTGCGAACTGCCGTGGGCGGCCTCTCCTTTAAGGAGAGCCGAGCAATCCCATTGCCCCCCACCACCACACTTCTTCGGGTAAGCATAACCGGCGCCGCACTTGCATCGCGCAGCTGCGGAATAGCGCAACTCTTCTTCCGTAAACCCTGGGTATTGTTCCGTTGGACCTCGCTTGCCAAGCATCTTCGCACGGGCTTGCACAGCCTCGGCTTCGCTCTGCATAACTCGGGAGCGAGCTTCTTTAATTTCCTCTGCCCGTTTGAGAATCTCGTCGTCTGTCATGCGCTCACCTTTTCAATCCAGAGTGTCACCATTTTACTTCAGGTCATCTAGGGTTAGGCCGTGTTCTTCCATCTGGGCCTTGATGACTGAGATATGAGTTTGTTTCCACTCTTTTTCGCTTTTGGCTAGCTCCTCACTTGCCTGTTTTGCTGCGATGCAATATTCACAGTCTTTGTCGAAATCGTGCCGCATGACGCATTTTGTGTAGCGCTTAAACCATTCCGGGTCGGCGATCAAAACTGATGGATAGCGGTTACCAGAAACCATCTCAACTCCTTGTTAGGCAGTAGCTGCATTGCTCTGGCTCATGAGGAGCGCCGCAATTAATACAGTTGTGCTTTTCTTTTTCTTTCTTCTCTGGCTTCCATGCTTCCGCATAGTGCCCGAGAGGATCTAGGTAGGCGCTCGATGCTAGGTAGGTGTTTTCCAGCCAGCGCCGGAAGTCGTTCGGGTTTGGCCTATCGTTCATTGCTGCCTGTTGATGGCGTCGCAATGCTTCCCCTGCACTCCAATTAATCATCTCTGCTTCTCCAGTTCCCGCGCTTTGGCGGAATAGTGTTTCCTTACTGCCTCTAGCTGTTCTCTTGTGTACTTCTTTGGTGCGTGAGGTCCTTCTAGTCTTTCTTTTTCTTCTTTACCCCACTTCGCCTCTAAGCCTATTGCATACATAGCCTGATTTCCACTAAGCATTACATTGCATTTGTGGCATTGAAGGTTGATGTTCACTGGGTCGAATCTAAGCTCAGGATGAGACCCTACAGAGAAAAAATGTCCGGCCTGCCATAGGACTGTCTTTGTCGTCCCGCAGCTGATGCAGGGCTGTCCATGGTCTCTCAATCTCACGTACCTGTTCACAACCGATTCAGTTAGCTTCAGCCAATGAGACAAAGGCTTGGAGTCGTGGAGCTTCTTTCTGTGCTCCTTCTTCTCGGTTCTTTTCTTCTTTTCTTTCTGCTTCTCTGCCAACTTTAGAGCGCAGGGGATGGAACAGGCTACCTGCATAGGTCTTGTGGGTTGGTATTTTTCTCTGCAAGACTTGCAAGCTCTCATTGCGCGGCTGCCTTAGCTGCTGCAATCTTCTTCAAGAACTCCTCTGCGCTTTTTACCCCTTTGCGGGTATTGCATTTCCTGCAAGCCAGAGCGCCATTCTTAGTTTTATCGTAGCCGCCCTTCGAAAGAGGGACTACGTGGTCAAACGTAGCAGTATCGAGGGAAAGCGTCTTCCCGCAATATGCGCATGGACGGTGCTTACGGCCGCCGAAAAGTCGTCGTTTTGCCGGCAACGTGTTCATTGGTCGCGACTTCTTTCGGCGACCGAACTTAGAGTTGTACGCCATTACTGCATCCTTCTGCTTTACAGGTTCTCATATCTCTCGGGAGCGGTAAACCTTACGCCTTGCTGGGCTCCGAATGCTTCCATGAGTTCCATGAGTTCGCTCATTTCGGCTACCGTCATCTTTCTTGTAGAAGCGCCTAGAACTACAAATCCACCGTCTATTCCTGGGACTACCTTCTGTCTTTTGAGAGCTGCGGTGAAGACATCTTTCCATTCACTGTCAGCTAGCTTTTGACCGTGCCAGATGACTTGTTTGCTGATGTCTCTGAGCATGGCCCATAGTCTTGCGTTTTGTTCTAGGCTTCTTTTTTTGGGCTCAGAAGGGGATGTCGTCGTCTTCATCACGACCCCTGGCCGGCTGCTTCGCAGGGCGCTGCGCTGGGCTTTCCTTCTTCTGGAAGTTGAGGCTCATGTACTTCCGGCCCGTCTCGGCAGTGTTCACCCACGCAGACACCCACATGTCCACACCATTGATGACGACGGTTCCGGTGTAGTCGGGGTGCTTGTCCGTCTCCTTCTTGTCGTTCTTGAAGAGGGCTCCACTGTTGTCTTTTTGCGTGTATGCCATGGTTCATCCTTTCTGTTTGGCTCGAATCACATATACCTTCTCTAGTTCTCCTGCTTTCATCAAACCAGAGATGGCTCCTTGTATCTTCTTGAGGGGAACGTCGAACTTCACTGCTGCTTGTTCGGGGGTGAGTTCCTCGTCTGGACTCTCCTGAAAGAAGGCCCTGAGCCTTCCTGTCAACGTTTGACCGGTTGTTCTCAGCTTCCAGATGCCTTTCATTTCTTCATCCCCAGTTCGTACAGGAATGCTCTTCGTCTGAGGTCCTGGAGTTCGTACTTCTCTATCTCGACTGTGCTTGTCTTGTAACCACAGGAGCAGGTCCGGAGCCTCGTATACGTCCCCATGTCCTCGTCTGCGAGATGGCCCTTGTTCGCACTGACGGGTCTCATTGCTTTCTTGCATTTACGACACTTTAGGCTCATAGGTAAATGGTTTGTGAACGATCTTGGGGAGAGGAGGAATCACAGGCTTTACTCTCTCTTGGATGGGAGGCTTTGTGGGTCTTTCCTTTTTCTCCATCCTGAACACAGGACCCATCTCCGGGACTGCGTGCGTTACCTCGATAGGCTCTTGATAAGTCCTCTGTTGAGTGGTCAGGTCTCCTGTTGCGATCAAGGCTAAGGTGATTTGAAGGTCAGAGACGTTGATTCCTGCCTTTACCTTGTCTAGGAGAGCATGGGCTTCTGAAGATGTCATTGCAGATCCCGCACGGCGTCAAATGCGTCCTCTCGCCCAGCCTGCCATCCCATCTGGAACCCCTCCCATTTGGCTTGAGTCACTGTGTTCTTGTATCGGCCTGAATCTGTCTTTGAAAGCTCGATTTCGGGATAGTCTGCTTTGGCTAGGGTCTCGAAGGTTTGTTGGTCTTGGTTCATTTTTTCTCCACAAGCTCATCAGCCATATCATCAAGATCACGCTCACTCTGAGCCCATACCCAATACCAATCGCTAGGGTCGTTTTCGTCTGGATACGACTTCCATTTGACGGTGATTCCATCCTCTTTGATTGCCGCCCGGATGGCTCTGTACCGATCCGCATCGCGCGCAAGATCCGAAAGCACTTTCGGGTTCATCTTTGGTCCGATGCTCATTCCTTCTCCTTCTTCTCCACTAGAAATTCGGCGGTGATGGCCTGAGCGCAAACAATCGCCTCCATCGGCAGGTTTGCGTCCAGCACTTCTTCACAAATCTCCACCGCCTTCTTTGCTGTTCGCTTTGTGGCTGCTTGGTAGCCTTCCCACAAAAGATTCACTTCGTGGCTCGCATAGCCGTCTCGCTTGCGTTCCATTTCCATTGAAAGGAAGTACTTCGCAAACTCTTCCTCGAATGCTTCTCTTGTGTTCATGCTGCTTTCTCCTGGGTTACTAGCTTGAGAGTGATTTCTCTCTTTGCTTTGTTCATTCTTTCTATTGCCTCCCTTGCCGCATTAGGGTCTTTTTCTTTTCTTTCTGACTCGCGATCCAAGTAAGCCCTAGTCGCCTCTGCTGCCCTCGACTGGGATGGAACGACGCTTGCCACGTTCTTCGGTGGGAATATCCCCGACCAACCATTCAGGACCGATTGGTCCAGTGCATCGGAGCAGCTATGACCATCTTTGTGAAGTCTCTCAAGGACCTTGAGCGCCAACTTACACGCGCCAGGAGTGAAGGGCGCCCTCTTTCCCTTCGCGGTCCGAACTTCGACGAAACGCGCCCAAGCTTCAGGGTCAACGTAAGGAGGGAGCACGACATCATCAAGCCAACTCATAACCGTAATCCCATTCCTGAACGAGGTAATCGATAGCCGCAGCCTCTTCCTCTGTGGGCCGATAGCCATTCTTTTTGGCTTTAAAGACGCCCGCGTCATTCCGGAAGTTCTGACGGAGGAGCTTCAGCGCCTCGCTGTCTCCATGCGGCCATGCGTCTAGAACTTCTTGGCTTGCTTGTGGCATGTTCTCTCCTAGGTAAGTTGCTTTCTGGTGAGCGGTGGAGCGGGCAGAGCAAAGCCAACCCTGTGCAGGTTAGCCAGCTTCTTTGCTTTCCGGAGCCGCAGCATCGGAGCATCGGACAGGTCGATCCATGAGCGCCTGTCTTGCAGTCCTTCTGCCCCCTCAGGAGGGACACCCACGGGCGACTGCATCACGCCAAAACCCATCCAACCGCTTGTGCCGTGTGCGGATGACCTACACCCCACGTCGTCCGTGATGTAAGCCCAGAACGCAGAAGGGGCCTTTTCTACTGCGTTCCGTGCTGCCAGGCGTAGGAGGGTTAATCCTTGGAACGCATGAGAAAAGGCCCCATGCAAAATCGTGCCCTCAACGCCTGGCAGCATTGGATGGCCACTACTTTGTAGGAAAAGAGGCACTCCCGTCAAGAGGTTTTGTACGGTTTGCGGAAGATTCTTCAATTTACCGGTCCTAGTTGGCAATCAGCGTGCCGCAATCCAGTTCGCGCCGTAGTACTGCCCCACCATTCCTTTGCACCGGAACACAAGCGTCTTAAGGTCAGACCCCTCTGCATGCCTCAGGATCGCTCCAGCATACGGACCAGACTCCAGGCGATAGCTCAGAAAACGAGTCGGTCGCTTCGGCTTGGCCTTGTGCTTCATCGGCATTCTTGCGCCAACCTTACAGGTAAGAATCACACCACGATTGCGTTTCATCTCATCCCCTCATGATTTCTTCGACGCGAACATTCTTCCACCCAGCCTTGCGGACCATCTCTGCGCACTGATCGGCCGCAGAAGCCACTTCATAGGGCTTGGAACGAACTCGTTTGGGTTTGTTGGTGCGCATGTACGTGTTTTCGTCCCAAGGGCCCAAAAGCTTCTCCTTCGGCAGCAGTTCGCGCCCCTGCTGATTCCCCAACGCCTTGGCATGCTCCAGTGCGGCCACTCTCAGATGCTCAGGGCTGAACCCAACCACGGCGAACCCATAGGATACCTTGGCATCTGCTCGGTCATCGACTCGGCGCATGGATTCGGATTTGGCCTTGATGGGCTGATGCTTCTTCGCCAGTGCCTCAAGGTTTATCGGCTCGCCCTTTGCGTTGACGTACTGAACCGGCTTAGTCGTGCTCATGCGTTGCTCTTAAAAGAAAAAGAAAACCAACTCTTCCGGGTTTCGAAGAAGGGAGAGGGTCTTTTGTTCTTTGGTTTGTTTCACTTGCATTGCTCCTTGTGTCCTACAGCCCACTCCAGCTGACTATCTGCCCAATCAATCGATTCCCGACTAACAGGAATCTCCCTGTGAGGACCAATGTCTGTTCCTTTGTCCTCCTGTACTTCGCGCATGCAGACGAAACGCAACATGAGCAGGCACAGGGGCGTTCTTGATTGAGGGCGGCCGTTCATGTGGCCTCCGGAGGTTCGGGGAGAGGCATCCAGTGGGTGGGAGAGAAATGATGCGGCCACCGAGAAAACATGCCGCGACTGTCTTGCCAAACGCAATACGGATCGCTGGTATACAAGCGGCGGTGTGGACTCATGCGATCCACAACAGCATTGAAAGCGCAGACAACAAACATCTTCCGCCCAACCGGCGCTGTCTCGATAGGTTGCCAGTTCATTGCTTCTCCATCATCTTTGCTAGTGCCATGTCTGCCCTTACCCAGGCTACGGCCTCGTCCATCCTGTCTAGAGCCTTTCTGGCTTCTTGACATGCTGTCTTGATGGAGAGGAGTAAATCAGTGTTCTCCGGGTCCTTGTCGATCAGTTCCTGAAGCCTGCGTACTTCGTCCAGCTTCTCGTTGGCGACTTCACAGCATTCCTCAAGAGTGCGTTTGTTGTTCATTTCGTCTCCAAAGATCTAACCATCCAAGCAAATACAGTTGCCGCGTCCTTCCGCCATTTCTTGCGCGCCGCATCCAAGCGTCCTCGGTACTGTTCAATGTAGTTTTCTTGGCTTTCCCGATGGCTCTTCACAAGACGCGAAACCTTCTTCGGCGGTGTCTGGGCATCTTCTGTCTTGCGGATGTAATCGGCTGTCTCATGCATCGCTTTGATGATTGCAGGCAAGCGCTTTGAATCAATGCGGAACCACTCTCTGCCTTTTACCTGCGGGTGCCTAGCTGACAAGGTTGCAAGGAACGCTGTTTCTGCCGCATGCCCATCGAAAACAAGGCGACTGAATTCGAAGTGGACGACCCGCTCACCCATCTTCTTAAACTCGCCTCCCAGGGTTGCTCTCCGCTCCAACGGGTGCACGGTTCTGCCAGCCTTCAACAAGCCCCTATCTCCCAAAACAACATAGATCACCTGTCGGCTTAGCTGCATTACCGCAACACCCCATCACGGTAGACCTTAGCGGCCCAACGATCTAGGCGCTTGGCATCAACAAGAACCGGTGACCCGGGAAGCTTCTTGTTAGGCCAGATTCGGAGCTGGCCGTCAGCGCGCAGTTCAATGCGGACTGACTCCAGGACGATGGTTTGGGGGGGTGTCTTTTCCATGGCCTAACTATCGCCCGTGACGGACAAACACTCCAATTGACTTTTGCTATTCAATCTCTCCAATGCGTAGAAAAAAGCAAATGGATGGAAAGTTCAGGATGCCCGATAGTTCATTCATCGAAACAAAAGAGGGGAATGCAAATGCCGACGAAGCACACGCATGACGTGTCAGACCTGACCGATCTGATCTTCAATCCGACGCTTGATGCTGGCATTGAGCTTCATAACCGCGTGGAGTTGATCATTAGTCAGCGCGACCGTCTGTTGCGGGCTTTGAAGTCCTGCTACGAATTGGGCATTGACAAAACGCTGGTGCCTCTGGTGCAAGAGGCCATCGCCAAGGCTACGGGAGAAGAAAGGTGAACCGTCTTCTAGACATCCTCTGTGATGTATTGGGCTATTTCATAGCTCTTGTGATGCATATTTTTGGGAGGAAGCCATGAAAAAGCTGGTCTTTGTTTTTCTTTTGTTCCTGACTGCTTGCGGTGGAGGCTCTGAATTCGACGAAGAAGACCGAGACGCAGGAACCCAACCCGTGATCTGCTCTAACAACCCGGAGGCTTGCAAATGAGCTATTTCCGTATCACCCAAGGAAAAGGCTTCTATTTTGGGTTTCCTAACGGCTGGGGCGTCAGCGTCCAGTTTGGCCCGAGGAACTATGCCGACAACTACAACGACCACTTCGGCAAAGACGCTTGTGCAGAGGCCGGCCGGAGAGGCTCTTTTGAAGCAGAGTGCGCGATCATTGACCCCAAAGGGAAATTGGTTCCGCGGCCCGACGAGTTCTGCTCGCACATGGAAAGCGAATACCGAGACATTGTGTTTGGCTACTGCGCCCCGGAGAAGGTCATGCGTCTGCTGGCGTGGGCTCAAAAACAACCCAAGGAATGATTGATCATGAGTGAAACCGAGAAAGTACAACAGCAGGTCCGCGAGTATTTGGAAACACCGGAGTCCTATCCTCTCGTTGTTCCTGATCGAGTCAAGAACGCACTAATACTTGCTCACTTGAAGGCAGAACGTCGTAAGTACACGGGTGAGCCTTTGACTGGCTTTGGGGGAATCTGAGGGTTTCTCCCTAGATAAACATGTTGCGCAACGCGTGACGAAGGGCTATAGTCTCTACATCGACAACGCAACGGAGAAACGAAATGAACTACGGAATGCCCCACAAGACCCGCAAGCCTTCTACCCAGGTTTGGGCTGTGGGCGAGCAGGTGAAGGTCGGTTTCCTCTCTCTGCGCATCGTTGCCAAGACCTCGCGCGGCTGGAAGCTCACCAACAAGGATGCTTCGAAGCACTATGAGTTCGAGCCGCACATTGGCCTGTTTGCAATCTGAGGACAAAGCAATGAACTACACACCCAAGCACTACGAAGTCACCTTGACCACTGCCGAGTTCTACGTGTTCAACACGCTGTGCAAGTCGCCTGCTCAGCTTCGTCATTTCCTTTCGATGGCCGCCGAAGTCCTCAAGCCGGGCGAGACTCTGACGTACAAGGAAGTGCCGGCCGATGCCCCGGAGGCTGCATGAGCACGGCAGGATATAAGCCAGAAGACCACGACTGGCTGCAAGACGCGTGGGCAGAGCAGTATCAGTACGACAAGGAGCAAGCAATGTACTTTCAACCGCCAGACCCCGAAGAGGAGCCGGAAGACGAGAAGTGGGAGCGTTATTTCGATGAGAAGGAGAATAATGGTTATGCCGTCATCTCCAACGAAGAATGGCACCAGCGGCTTGACGAGGCGATGACCGATGGATACGCAGAAGGCCGAATCGACCAAACGGCCGAGTTTGCAGAGTTGCTGTCCGACTTGGCCTACTTGGATGCGCCAGACGGCGGAGATGTCTCAGTCCTTGAGCAATTCAGGCGCATGTCGGAAGACGCGCGCAAGTGGCGCGAGCAACAGAAGCGCATTGATCTTGCCATCGAATGCGAGAAAAGGTGCGAAGGTTGATATGGGGTGTGTTGTCTATTGGGAGTACATGGACGGCTCTTGCGGCGAGCGCCACTTTGGTGGCGACTATGCAGCTGGGGAAAAGTTCGCCCGTGAGGAATTCGAAGGTCAGCCGGTGCGCGTCTGGCTGGGCAGCGAGATTGTTCAGCATGGCTTCGTCGCAAGTGACGAGCAGGGCCCCGGGATGTTCTGATGAGCAAGTCCGCCAACCTTCGCTGTTGCGCATCATGTAAGTGGATTTACAAGGGTTGTGGCAAGGGGTGCCCTCAGTGCGAATTCCCGAGCTACGGTGCGCGCTACGTGTTTGGGAATGCCGCCTATCGACACGCCAAGACGCAGAAGCCTTGGTTCGATGAACAGATGTGGAAGCACCGGCAAAAGCTATACGCAATTATTGACGGAGAAGAAAAATGAGCGAATACACCTCCCTCCAAAGCCTCGGACCAGCTCAGGTCATGGTGACCTACGAATACGAGCCCCCCGATCTGCCTGGGGTGTTTGGGAGCCGTTCTGATGGCCCTCGTACTCCTGCAATCGTCAACATCATTTCAGTTCTAGTGAACGGGGAAGAAGTTGATGCAGAGTATTTCGCAGAGCATGTGATCGAGCAGTGGGAAGAATCTATTCTTGAGGAGATGAGGGAATGACCTCCGTAGCGCTTCCTAAGGTAACGCCTCCCCTAGGCGATGATCCAGACGGATGGGTGCGTTTCTGGCTATATGGCGCGCTGCAATGCCCAACGTTCCATTGGGATGCCGATCAGCGGCAAATGGCTGAAGACGCATTGAGGGAAGCCATCGAACGCAAGGAGAAAGCATGAGGCGTGCGCACGTTCAGGTAGGAGCCACCGTAGTGGCATACCCGCGGGCCGCATGGAGCACTATCCCGCGCGATGTGGATATCGACACACTGTGGCAATTGGTTGGCCCACAGGTCGAGATGCACATGCAGCGCTTACCGCTCTGGAAAGTCTTCTGCGTCGTTTATTACGAAGGGTTGGCTCATGGCGTCGGAGGAATGGCACATATGGAGAAGAATGCATGAGCGCGTATACACCTGGGCCTTGGACTGCAACGTATTGGTACAACAAAGAGGCCGAAACAGGCGGTTGGCAATTTTCCGCTGCTGGTCACTTGTTGCCGTTGCACGACATGGAAACCGATAACCCTGAGGAGGCTGATGCAAACGCCCGATTGATAGCAGCAGCCCCTGACCTGCTGGGGGCGCTTGATTGCATAGTCCGCTATCTGGCCGACGCTGATGAAAAAGGGCTGATTGAGCACGGAGAACCAATGATCGCCGCTCGTGAAGCCATCAAGAAAGCCGCCGGAGAAACCTCATGAACATGCAGAACACCCCTCGCGTCATCCGCGTGGACACACATCGAATCACCGAGATGGAGTCATGTGCCGAAGAAGGGGGCCGACTTCTCGAATGCGGGAACAAAGGTCAAGGATGCCAAGCTGCTTGTGAGCAGGGCAGGAAATGTCCATCTCATCCCATCCAGTCGGTGGAATCGCAACATCCCTGGGTATGGGCGCTTTACGGCGTGACGCTTCTGGTTGCAGTATTGGTGTCTCACGCTTTTGCACAAGGATGGATCAAATGGCCGCAAAGCTAACCATGCCCTCAAAGACTCTCTATCAAGGGATGGTCTACACAAACGCTGCTTCGACAGACATTCGAGTCTTGTTTGAAGCTATCCGAAGTCAGGTCAAGAAAGAAAAGAAGAAGCCCGCTCTTCGTGTTGCGGGGAGTGAGAAATGCTGAAGATCCCTCTCTTCCTGGAAATCTTCTTTACTTACTCCAAGAGGCATCCATTGAAATACGCATGGAAAGTAGCCTACGAGATTGCTTACAAGGGGAGTAGCTTCTGATGACTGACCCGACAAAAGAGCGGCTTCGGGAGTTGCTTCAATACAGCCCTGAAACCGGCCTCTTTTTCTGGCTACAGCGAAAAGGCTGCCGAACTGGTGTCGCGTTAGGTTCTGACAACGGGAACGGCTACTTGCGAATCACTGTGGATGGCCGGTCCAACTATGCGCATCGGCTTGCTTGGATCTACATGCACGGGGCAATTCCGCTTGGTCAGATTGACCACATCAACGGCATTCGTAGCGACAACCGCATAGCCAATCTTCGCCCAGCAACACCGGCGCAAAACGTCGCCAATCGGCACGGAGCCCAGGCGAACAGCAAATCAGGCGTCATCGGCGTTAGCTGGCACAAGCGCGCCGGCAAGTGGCAGGCTCACAGAGGGAGGCGCTACCTGGGACTCTTCGACACCAAGGAAGCGGCATCGGCCGCATACAAAGGAGAAAGCATTGAACGTCTATGAAAAGTTGAACTTGGCGCGCGAGGAACTGCACGCAACCAAGCTGACGAAAACTGGCTTTAACAAGTTTGCGGGCTATCACTATTTCGACCTGAGTGATTTTCTGGTTCCGGCGCTGGCCATTTTCAAAAAGCACGGTCTGTGTGCTGTTGTTTCATTTGAGGCCAGCACCGCCACGATGACCATCCGCAACATCGAGAAGCCAGAAGATGCCATCGTCATCACTAGCCCGATGGGATCAGCCGCCCTCAAAGGGGTGCACGAGGTGCAGAACATCGGAGCCGTCGAGACATACCAGCGTCGGTATCTGTGGGTCGCAGCGCTGGAAATCGTGGAGCATGACGCTCTAGACGCCACGACGGGCCAGGATGAGCCTAAGAAGCGAAACGGTGTCATGGCAGACGTTCTAGACCAGCTGCCGCCCCTCTCCGAAGCAGACCGAGAGTATTACCAAACCCTCGCCTACAAGATCGAGGATGCCTTGGCCAACGCAGGCCCGATTGAGGCATACAACCTGATCGTTGCTGAGAAGTTGGACAACGAGCAACGTCTCTACCTCGAAGCAGAGATGCCCAGCAAAGTCCGAACTGCGCTTAAGAACGAAGGAAATCGGCGTCGGACCGAAAAGGCAGCAGCAAAGAGCTAAGGGTTAGCACTAGGTGTAACACTGGTTGCGTAACGCGTGGCAAGGGGCTATTATTCATCCATCGCAACACGGAATGAGGGGAACAAGATGGCAAAGGCACTTGGCACCGACGACAGCGTCAACACCTGCGACTGCTGCGGACGTACCGACCTGAAGTTCACGGTGACGATGGAGATGGACGACGGCGAAATCGTGCATTACGGCCAAGTCTGCGCCGGCCGCAACACCGGCAAGACTCAGGCGCTGATCAACCGCGAAATCAAGGATGAGGCCAAGCGAGTGCGCGATGCCGCGGCGGCCGAGTACTTCGCTTGTGTCGAGTACCGCGCGCTCAGCGCCAAGCTCGCTCAGCGCCCTAGGAGCCTCATTGGCCGCGCCGCCGCCGACTTCATCCGTATCGAAAGCGATGCAGAGATGGCAAAGCGCCGCGAGATTGCAGAGAAGTTCGGCATCAAGCCCTACGAAGTCGCCGTCTAACCCCACCACAGGAGAACGAAATGACCACGACGAAGCACGCGCCGGGGCTGATCAAGCCGCCAGAAGACGTGAACGACCACGATGGGTGGGTTCGTTTCTGGCTCTACGGTGCACTGCTGTGCCCGAGTTTCCATTGGGATGCAGACCAGCGAGAAATGGCCGAAGACGCTTTGCGCGCAGCCATCGCCAAGGCTGCCGGGGGTGAAGTTTGAAATCAGCCAAAGAAAGAATGCAAGAGTCCCGCTCAAGGATGAAGAAAGCGGGATTGATCAATGTGAGTTACTGGGTGACAAAAGAAGAAAAAGAAAAACTAACCCTTCTTCACAAGAAACTGAAGCTCCAACGAGAGCTATCCGAACTCAACAAAGCAACTGACGAGGAATGAGATGAGCAACCCGCTGATTGGAAAAACGATCGTTGCCGTGCAGATGACGAGCGATAAGAAAGCCATTCGGTTCACGCTGGCTGATGGGTCCAACGTCGTCGCCAAGACTGACGCCGACTGCTGCTCCTCCACTTGGATCGAGCATGTGAGCCTTCCGGGCCGTGGCTTTCCTGCGCTGGTGCTGGAGGCGGCTGACATCGAAATGCCAAACCTCGGATCGCCAGCAGAGTACGAGTGCATCGCGTACTACGGCTTCGAGCTGAAGACGGACAGAGGGCACATGCTCATCGACTACCGCAACGAGTCGAACGGCTACTACGGCGGCAATCTGTCGTGGCCCGGCGACTACTTCTATGGCGGCGTCCACGGCCAAAACGTCCCGAACGACGAATGGCTGCCTGTCACTCAAGACGTTTGAGGAACATCATGAACCACGATCACCGCCTAGGCTGGCCACCCCTCGCCCTCCTCCTGAACGACAGTCCCCCGACACCGAAGGCAGAGAAGGTGGAGGGGAAGCGTCGAGAAGAGTTCGTTGCGTTCGAGACGGGTGATTGGTTGCCAGATGGCGCTCGATGGGTCGGAAGCTATCTTGTCTCGGCACAGGAGTACGCGGAGTACCTGCAGTGGCAGGCGAGCAAGTTCAATGGGGCGGCCACGCCGACCAGGCGCGAAGTCGCGACAAGTGGCCCGTTGGCCGAAGCCGCCCCACCCTCCAAGCCAGCCACGCAGGCCGGGGAGTGGATCGAGTGGAAGGGTGGCGAGTGCCCGATTCCGGATGACGCTCTGCATCAGGTCTGCTTTCGGGACGGTGTGAAGTCGGGCATAGACGACACGCCGGCTGACTGGGGATGGAGCCACAGCGGCAGTTCGAGCGACATCGTCGCCTATCGCCTCCTCACTCCCGCCCAGGAGGCGGGGAAGGTTGAGCCTGTGTGCTGGCTCGGCAGGGGCGTTCCGAATCTCTATCGCCCTGCCAACAATCCTAACGGAGCCGAGCTGCGCAGCGCTCTTCTCGGCGAGCCTTGGAGGGAAACGCCTTTGTCTTGGGAGCGGCACGAGTTCAACGACACATCCAGTTTCGAACCCATCTATCCCGGCGACCCTCGCCTTGCTGGTTGGGGTTTGGACAGCCAAGAGAGCCCAGTAAAGGGGGTCACATGAATGCCGTCTACAAATACACGCTAACGATGGATGACTGGGTCACTATCAATATGCCGCGTGGCGCGGAGCCCTTGTGCGTGCAGGTGCAAGACGGGCATCCATGCCTTTGGGCTCGCGTCGATCCAAGCGCCCCGCGTGTCGCGCGTAACTTCCGAATCGCTGGCACAGGTCACGATCTTGGCTCAGATGTCGGCAGGCACATCGATTCATTCCAAATGGCGAATGGATCACTCGTCTTTCATGTGTTTGCGGAAGCGCCCGTTGCCCAAGCCCAAGGAGAAGACCATGCAAAGTGAAGCGCTGCGCGGCTGCGTGAAGATGGTGGCGAACATGCTTCGCCGAGACGGAACTCCATCGCGGGTTGAGGCTGCTGATGAGCTTGAAAAGGCATTCGCCGCCCTCGCCTCGCCATCCCTCCAGCCAGAGCCGGTTGGTATCGGAGAAGTTGCCGCATGGCGCGAGCGTTTCCCGGCCTATGTCTATCGCCCACAGGACGATTGCGTTTCGCTGAGACTTTCCACCTCCCAGCCCGCAGAGAAGGCAGAGGCGGACCACTGGTTCCGGTGCCCAGTCTGCGGAACGCCGGGCACTTGCGAACGATTCCCGCTCGACGGCATCGCCGCACCCCTGCCCACGGCTCCAGAGGGAGAGATAACGGCTGAAGCGCTGCAATCGCTCATGCGCACCCTGCGGCACGAAGACCGGCCCGGCAATCTGTGGGATTGCACTACGGTCGGCGAGAAGGCTGTGGCCCTGAAGGTGCTCCGCGCGTGGCTCGCCTCCCCCGCCGCACCCCGCCAAGCAGTCACCGAGGCACTGAAGCAATTCGAGAAAGCGCGCTTCGGGGTGTTCAGGCCTGACGGGCGCTTTGAAGAGTTGCCCGAAACCGAGCAGGGGCTGACCGACCCGCAGGCACACGAAGGCAGGTGGGTCGGCGGCTTGCACGACATGCAATTGCTGCGTGCCGCCCTTTCCCCATCACCAGCCGCCCAAGCGCTAGGCGGGGAGCAGGGGGCGAAGCCAGTAGCTGTCGTCGAGTACGACCAGAGCAAAGCCGACCCGTATCGGGTCAAGTGGATGCAGCACCCGAGGTATCTGATTGGCGCGCACTTGTTTACCCGCGAGGCAGAGGAGAAGACATGAAGGAGCCCTGGACTGCGGAGCAAATCCGCGAATTGTCACGCGCCTTCGGGCGCTCCGCTGATTGGCTGGACAAGGGCCTGCTGCACGGGCCTGCCCGTGACTTTCCGCTCGTTGGGACGGCCGATTTTCGCCTCGCCGCCCAAGTGCTGATGGTGGCCGCGAGTTTCTGGGAAACATCGAACACGGAAGGTTAAGCCATGCCCCAACTTTCGAAAGCCATGCTAGACGCTATCGCCGAGCGGGAACGCCAGATTTCCGCAGAGGGATGGACAATAGAGCACGACGACTCGCCTCTGCTGGCTGCGCATACGCGCTTGCCGCCTCCGACCTTCTTCACCCGTTCTCGCAAGGCGATGGCGAGTTTGCGGAATGGGCGCCCGAGGTCTGGCCGTGGGATCAAGCGTGGTGGAAGCCGAGCGACCCGCGCCGCATGCTCATCAAAGCCATTGCCCTGTGTTTGGCAGAGGTAGAAAAGATGGACCGAGCAACCCCTCCCAAGGCCCCCTCAGCCACCGAGGGGGAGGCGCCGTGAGCATCCACAGCATGGCGAAGCGCCGCAACGACATCAGCCACCCTGCCTTTATCCCGAGTGGCGGACGCAATGTTCCGCAATTCGTGTGGGTTGTGCTTGACGAAGACGGGCGCCCTCTTCACGTCACTAGCAGCCGCGAGAACGCCCACTGGCACATAGCCGACGCGATCAGCGAGCACGACATCGTGGAAGCGGCCCATTGGGTTGTTCGCGAATATCGGATTGCCACCCCCACTAAGGAATCCCCATGACCGACCCCCAACAAGTCACGAGACGCCTGGAACGGCTGGTGCAGATCCTCGAAGCTGGCCGGTCAGTGGACGGCTACAAAGGCCTTGCAGCGCTGTCAGACGCCCTTGCCGCTATCTCTGCGGTTAGGGAGGAGGTGGAGGCGATGAGGGCTGAGCGCGAGGACTTGGCCGCGATGATGCGTCAACTCATCTGGTCGCTGAAGCGGAACGTTCCCGATTCGACTTTGCCCGCCAGAGCCTCGACGTTGCTGCGCCAGTACAACCTGCAAGGCTCGCCACTCAGAGACGACGACTCCGCCATCCGGTCGGGTGGGAGGTGATATGGACTTTCAAAGGCTCATGGAAGTTGTTGTTTTCTTCTGGGTCTTTGAGCTGGTGGGGTTCTTTGTTCTTTGGGTGAGATTTATATGTTCGGGTAGGGCTAGGGGGTGTTTTTCTTTTGGTTCTCTTCTTCGCCTACTTCGCCGAATTTGGAGACGTTAGGATCCGCGCATGAAAGAACTAACCTATGCGCGAGCAGCCGCCCTTCTAACGTACAACAAAGAGAGCGGGGCATTGACTAGGGCTAAGCGTCTGTCAAACTCCGTAACTGTTGGCGAAATAGCAGGATCGCTTCATCAAAAAGGATACATCTACCTCTATGTTGACGGTCGCCGCTATTTGGCGCACAGGGTAGCGTGGCTGCTGGAAACGGGCTCGTGGCCATTGGCGCAAATTGACCACATTGACGGCAACCGTGCTAATAACCGATGGCTCAACCTGAGAGAAGTAAGTAATCAGCAGAACGCAGAGAACAAGCGAGCCGCTTCCTCCAACACCTCTGGCCTGCTCGGGGTAAGTTGGATGAGTCAAGCTGGTAAGTGGCGCGCTCAGATTTGCTGCGACGGCAACGTCAAATACCTTGGCTTGTTCAAAGACAAGAACGCGGCACATGCAGCATATTTAAAGCAAAAGCGCCTTCTGCACAAAGGCTGCACCATTTAACGAGTCAGGGCTTCAACATAGTTCCGGCAGGCGAGGTATTCGGTTCTGAGTTGGTCTGCTTCGACTGCGAGCCCGACAACCACTGAAGCGTCCGATTCAGAAAGGGCTGCGGGGCTGGAGCCAAGGCAGGCGGTTGGGGTGGGACCGGGCACACGGTCGCGGGGGCGGTTGCGCAAGCTTGCAAGAGCACGGTCGCGCTCATCAGCAATAACCCGGAGACTGGCTTCTTTTGCATCGGTCGTTTCCTTGTAGATGAGGGCCCATTCCTGCTCTTTCTCTCTTGCCTTCTGCTCTGCTTTGAGAATAGCTGCGACTTGAGCTTTCTGATCTGATTGGTACTGACTCCACCTCCCAACTCCATAGCTCGTCAGACTTGTCATAAGAAGACCCAGGAGAATGTAAGGATTGAGGAGGCTCAGGAGGTTCATGGCAGAATCATAGTGCCTTCACGCATGCGGTTCTTGGATCGCCTTACCCTGTACCAGTCAAGTGGTGCCGTCACAAGCAGGGGCCTGGACCGCAGCCGTGAGGGTAAATGCGGGCAAACAAGCGCAAGGGGCGCGCAGCAGCCTTCCAAGCTGAAGAACGCGGAGTTCGACTCTCCTTGCCCGCTCCATCTAAGCCGCCAAAAGGTTAAGCGCCACTCGGCGCACCCAACCCTTCCCGAAGTTCTGGAACGTCTTCAGATCCGTCATGAAGATCAGCCGGGCTCCGTTGAACCTTGCCACCAATCTAGCCGCTGGCATCGAATTGATCGCTTGGAGGGTGCGAGGCCCCATCACCCCGTCTTCCGTCTCTCCTACGGCCTTTTGAAGGCATTCGATGGTAGCTTTACGACCGCTGTTTACCGTCATGTCGAATACGTCAAACCTGATCCCATCAGGAAGAGCATCGGCAATCGACCAGAAGTCTCGGCGGTAAATCTGTTTGGCTCTTTCTAACGTAAGGTTGGCGATGTCTTCGCCGGGATAGGACCTCTTGGAAATGCCGAACTTCGTTTCACCGCCTGGGTCTGCCGGATCGTTGACATACCCGCCTTCATGACCGATCAGACGTTCAAAAGCGGCATCGAAATCCATCACGGCTCCGTATTGAAGACTTGGTTGTTTGAATCAACACTTCCAGGAGAATTGAGAAAAGACACTGGATTTCCTGTAGATCCGTTCAACTGGTAAATCTTGTTGTTCCTCACAACTGCGTTTCCGTCCGGAAGATCACCATCTGGATAGTCTGAATTCCCCACAGAGATAGCCGTTTGCCTCGTGCCTTGTCGATTAATGATCGTGTTGTTCTCAATGACGATCCCGGGAGCTGATTGAGCAACGATGGCTGCATTCCCTCCGTTGATCAGCGTATTCCCACGAACCACACAGTTCGTGAACCCTTCGGCACTGGAATACCCTTGAGTGATGGACATCAACCACGCTGCTGAGCGGTCTTGTTCGATCCAATTCCCTTCGATGAGAAGCGAGTCCATCTTTCCATGGAACGTCATATTCCCACCGGAGTTGATTCCATCCACAACAGAGTTCCGGATGTACTTGTTTCCCTTTAGGGTCAGGTTGTTGCAACTGGAGAAATAAGTTCCATGAGAGAAAGCACTTCCGCCAAAATTGTTCTCCGAGATGGTGTTGTTCTCGAACAAAGAATTGTTGAAACAACCCAGACATCCCATGTCCGTGTTTCGAGTGATCAGACAATTCCGGACAGCTACCCCACTCACGCCTTGATTTCCCTGCCCGTTGATTCCAATCTGGAATCCGGTGATGGTGCAGTTTTCAATCAGAATCGAATCAGTCACCCCGCGAGCCCAAATCCCCCAACGGGTAGCTCCGTTTGAACCATCTAGAGTCAGGTTCCTGAACGTATACCCCGACCATAGACGAGGGTCCTGCCACTCTCCCCACTCGAAAGCCGGACCACTCGCGGGCCCTGTCCATTTCAATATCGCTTGTCCTGAACCGTAGGATTCGAGCACAAGAGGATTCGAAGCATTGACGTTTGGATTCATCAGCCGAATCGTGCTGGTGAAGTTCCACGTCTCACCGCCTTTGAATCTAAGGACCGTAGGGGGAAGGTTGTTGAGGTTGACCCCCTGCAGATTCTGTTTGGGACTAGCCAACGTCCCAGGGTTTGAGTTACTTCCCGTCTGGGAGAAGTAAAGACTATTTACAGGAGCAGGGGCTGGAACAGGGTCCAGTGCTTGGACCATCGCAATCAACTGTTCCTTCTGCTGCGGAGTCATGCCAGTACCTGTTTGGCAGCGTCGATCTTGGCTTGGAGAGCAGCCACTTGTGCTTCCAACTCCTGAATCCTCTGCTGGAGAGGGGCTGGGTCTACTGATGGTTCCAAGGTTTGGATGAAAGCAAGGAGTTCTGCTTTCTTGTCTGAAGTGAAGATCATTTAATTTCCTTTGCCGCCTGAAATCTTCTGAAAGTCTTCCTCTTTGATTTGAGGAAAAGTGATTCGCTCTGTCTTGAAATGATCAGGAACCCCATCTTTCCAAGTTCGATAACTCACTGCAATCCAAAGAGCTGCCGCACTTGCACACGCGATATCTTGCAATCCCCAAATCCCGAGATAAGCGTGATACCCAGCCCATCCCGAAGACATCGCAAGCGAGATATGAAGAAGGATCACCATCGGTGAATGATGAAGAACCCGAAGATAGTTCAAACGACACACATAAGCCGCGATGGTGGGCACGACGATTGCCAGTAGAAGGATGTTCATTGCCGCCCCAGGAATCGCTTGGCGAAGAAATCAACAATCGCCTTAATGATGGTTGGCACTTCACTGATCAACGCAGCTAGAGCCGGATGGAAACAAACTCCCATGACAGCAGAGAAAGCATTTCTTCCCGTGTTTCCCCATTGGAAGGATTGTGCAGCTGCTGTACCGATCAATGCGCAACTAAGAGTAGCTGCAATAAAGAGAGCTACCGCGTAAAACCTACCGGAAGGTTTTGCAAGAACTACCCCGATCACGCTTCCAACAAGAGACCAAATGATCGCTTGAGGCTCTACCCCAAGGACCGCGACGAACAGAGCAAAGAGCCCCTGTAGGGTCGCATTCGCAGCGATATCGGTATTGCTCATTTGCTTTTCGCCAATTTGACTGCAATGAAGGCCGCAGTACATAGACCTAGGAAGTAAAAGTTAGGACCACACAATCCATGGAAGAGAGGAACTACCGGAGGATCCCCACCTATCGGGTAAGAAAGTCTGCAAATCGATGTCTCCAGCGATTCAACAAACCCCCAAAGACATGCCATCCATACGACAGGATTTCGAGCAAGGATCCCAAGAATAGAAAAAAGAACAGAAAGGCCAACCCCTTTGAGGATATATTCCCAGGCTTTTGCTGCTGCGATCTTGTTCGCATAGAACGTCGCAATTGGGTTGTCTAGATAGAACATCCCGGCAATCAGCACTAGGAGGATAGAGGCCAGTCTCAAGGCCCTTCCTCGCCGTTACCGCCACCCCCCTCACCAGGAGGCTCATCCTGCGCAACTACTGGAGGACTCCATCCCAACTCCATAAGAGCAGTTCGGAAGGATTCGAGAGTAAGCAGCCAGGAGGCAAGTTTCTTCATGTGAACTCCTTAGTTGATGTTTCGGACGAAATGAGCAGCAAAACTTGAGGAGATGGAGCCGCTCACATAGCTCACTGTCGGGTTTGTGCCGTTCACCCACACATAGATTTCCAGCGTGTCAGTAGAGCCATTCATGGCGACCATATCACTGGAACTCACCATCACAGGCGTTGAAATGGGAGTCGCATATTGCTCATCAAAAAGCCTCTTATAAGCAACTCCATTCTTGTATGCCAAAACAATAATTTGAGATATGTTCGTTCCGTTGATACGAACAGTTGTGTCGTAATGGTAGTAACCCTCAACCGTTGGAGTAAACGTGCTGCTTGAAAAGTTGCCGTTTGTATCCCAGTCTTCCTGAGTAAACGTCACCTTGGTGAAGGTTGAAGAGGAGAACGGGCCTTGAGACGAGGTTGCCGATACGCGAATGGATGGGGCGTTGTAGGGAATGCGAAGATATTGGGCAATGTTCGAGACAAGCGTCGAGCTGTAGTCATTGATGCTGACTTGACTATTGCCCTGTAGGTTATGGAGACCAGTCCCCAACACCGAATAGTTTCCAACAGAAACGCAATTGATCGCCTGACCCCAAAATACGTTGTACGTCCCGGTGCTGGCAACCATCTTGTTTCCGACCAAGGAAACGCCTTGCTGAATCCCCACATTCAGCACAACATCAATATTGTTCGCCTCGAAGTAGTTGCCTGCAATGTGCAGAGATTGGGAATTTGATGCGCGAATAGCTGCGCCCGTTGTCAGCCCTTCAATGCAATTGTTGGTGAAGCTGGTTCCGCTTGGCGTGGCAAGGTCGAAACCCTCTACGCCCGCTTCCATCAGGCAGTTATGCACCTTCAGATCATAGTTCCCTCCGTCAGAGTCGAAGAAAACACCTGTCCACCGACGCATGTTGCAATTGGTGAAATAAATTGACTGCGTGTAAACGGTCGGAGCATAGAGGCAGCGGATTTTTGAGAAGTCGCAGGACTCGAAAGCTGTTCTCAGAAATTTCGCGTTATCGAGAACAAAATTGCCAAGCGCGTTGCTGCTCGACTCAAAATAGATGCCCACAAACTTCACCAAAGAAGTAACCGGGGCCGTCGTGAACGCGAGAGTGGAGGAGAACATCGGGGAGGCGCTAGTAGTGTAGAAACCGCCCCCACTCACCCCTTCGATGCGGAAATACTCGTCATATGTTGGGCTCTCTGCTCGGTCAATATTCACTGTGGTGATACGGACACGATATGGCACTTCGAGTGCCGCATGATTTGCCACACACCACGTTACTGCCGCTTGAACTGCAGTCGTGCAATCCAGCGCATTTGTCCTGGATGCGGCATCTGCGATTTGCGCTGGCGACATCCAGTCGGCAACACTCCTGCGCCGCTCATTGACTTCGTGCTGGGTGGTGCCCACCGCACCAGTCGCAGTTGATTTCACCCCTACTAGTGCATCCCCATTGCTTGCGCTTATGGTGTCGGCGAGGCGGTCCCCCAGATTGCCAGCCGCGTCCTCAAGCCTCTCAGGCCCCCAAATGACAACGTCGTTCGAATCTTTGAGAACTACGTCATAGGAGCCATCCCAATAGATGACCATCTCCCCGCGCGCATCTGCAACGACGGGGTTTGTGTTGGCGACACTTGCTGAAGAGGTGGTGTAGGTCGCCTTGGGCGTCGAAGTTCCAGGAATGTAGGTATATAACCTGTACCCAACCCCAGGCGCACCAGTGGCCGTAGCGAAGTAGTTCCGGCCGTTCGGGAGTTGGACTGCCACTTAGAGCACCTCATACATGAAAGTAACTCTCATGAGCTGACTATTTGTTGTCGCTGCATTGAAATAAGCCCTGGCCCGATTGTTGGTGCCGTCATAAGTCATCTGGACAGAAGAAACGACACTTGTCACGCTGTCCAGATTTGACCCGGAGCCTGTCAGGGAGCCATTATTCAATGCGGGGACCGTCGGAAGATCCGAAGCAATAGGAAGACTAATACCAACTTCAGAGGATATTCCTCCAGCAGCCGTTGGCGTAACAGAAACGTCAACCGAAACAGACACTACATTCCCGACACGCATCCACTTTCCGCACCCACTTTGGTTTGATGTGCTGGCGATATTTGTGACGCTGGTAAACGTGGGGGTGTATTTGCCACTGGCGATATATTGATTAGTCGTCCCGGTAACGGCTCCTGAATTGTTGTGCAAGGCCGTCCCATAGACTCGACCATCTGACGTGACATTAAACCAAGTGCTGGAAATTGGCGTCGTCCCGTTAATCGTCAGGTTACCGCTAAACGTGTGATTCCCCGAGTGAGTCGGGTTGTTAGACCACGTGACCGCATTGGGAGCTATGGTCAATGTGTCAGCAGAAGAATCACCTAAGGTTGTGTTCCCATTGATCACAACGTTATTGGTGAAAGTGTGATTCCCCGAGTGAGTCGGGTTTCCGCTCCATGTCACAGCAGTAGAAGTGACGGTCAGAGTTCCGGCTAACGTTGCGTTTGTCAGCGTGGTACTCGTTGTCAAATCTCTGACATCATCAACCGACCAGATGACAACATCGTTCTCGTCCGTCAGGGTGAGTTTGTAGTTTCCACTTAGGAATACAGTCGCCTCACCGCGAGCATCCAAAATGATCGGATTGGTGTTAGTCGCACTTAGCGCGTAATTTGAATACGTCGCTTTCGGCGTGCTTGTTCCAGCGGTATATGTGTACAGCTTCCAACCAACAGCAGGATTACCAAGCTCATCGAAGGCTTGGAATTTAGGCGACGGGGTGAGCTGAGGCATGCTGAATTATGGATCTACAATCGCTGCATGACATATATGGATGCAGTGATTCTGAAGGCGGGGATCATTATTTTCCTGGCCTTTTTGTACGGAATCTGGCAAGGGTTTAACGCGGATTAGTCGCGATAAAAACTGGAGCCATCTGGAACCCAAGATCTGTTCCAGGCAACGCCAAAGCGTTCGCGGGAGCATTACGTCCCAAAGCTGCATTCCGCATCCAATCAGAATTGAGCATCGCATTAGCACCTCGGCCGGTTGCCATGGTCGCCCCGACATAGGGTGCGGCACCAAACCCAGCCGCTGTTGCTCCTAGTCCACCCAAAACCACGCGTTGTGCAGCACCGTGAGGCGCTTCCCGGGTCTTGAGGAATTGCCCGGCGATGTCGGCCAGCTCCTGAAGTTGCGGATTTCCAATGCCCTTCATGTTGGCAAATCGACCCACAGACAGGCCGCCTTCTGCGCCGTTCGGAACCAACCCCTCCAGATCGAGCATATTCCCGTACTGCTGGCGGACATTTGAGAAAGCCTTGGCCTCTTCTGGACCCAGAGAGCGATCCAAGGCCCCCATCAGGGCTTTTTTAAGATCACGGGCGTAATAGGCTTCAGGAGTGTTTCTGTTTCCGATCCGATCAAGAGTCTTCTTGATGTTGTAAGCGGCTTGCCCGTCAATTTCTCCATTGCCTGCCTTGGCAATGATTTCATCCACTTGCCGGCCGATCACGCCAGCCTGTCCAGCCTCAAGTTCGCGAGTAGCTTTATTCGCTGAATCAGCAAGCTCATTCAGGAATTGCTCATCAACCCTGACTTTGTTGTTTTTGAGAACGTTTTCGAACTTCTGCCCAAGATCCTTCGAAGCAGATCGCAGAGCCTGCGCCATGTTGTCGGAATCCTGGCCGATGGTTTTAGATACAGCTCTGTTGAATTGGCTGTACATCTTGTCTTCTACTGAAGCTCGGCCACTCATCGGCACGTAGTTGAGTGAAGACGCAAGGGCGTTCACCGGACGGCTATCGATTAGCCGGTCTGCTGGAAGATCAATCCCCAGCTCTTTGGCCCTGTCTGCCAGTTGGGCAACCTCTGGGCTGGCCTTTGGAATCATTTTGGAAGCAGCGCTCCCAACTGCAGATCCAAGCACCCTAGCGGTTTTCGTGGCAATCGGAAGCCCCCCGCCAACTGCTGCACCCATGCCTGCATTTGATGGGTCAACCAGGCCAGCCGAAGCCCCGCCGACCGCAGCTCCTGCAATAGACCTGAGCCCAACATCCTTGAGTGCATTTACCATCCCTGGAGCCACAGGAGCGCCAGTTGTGAACCCACTGGATGCAAGTGCACTAGAGACTGCTGGCGTAGCGCCGAACTTGGTTGCGATCTGGCCCAGCGCACCCCCTACGGGCGCGGTAGCAACCATATTCCCCGTGGTTCGCCCCGCCCCATATGCCGCTCCCAATGCGGGGTCTTGAGCCATTGACTGGTCAAGTGCATTCAGGCTCGATTTTCGTCCAGCATTCCATTGTTCGAGGGAGTCAACCAATTCACCAACGAACCCACTGCGTTTATTCCGTCCGTCAGACGGAAATAGCTTCCCCACACCACCAACCGTGGCGTTGATAAGGGTGTTCCCTACATCCCCAATTCCACGGGCTACACCAATCCCTCCCGCCGCTTGAGCTTGTGTTGCCTCAGGCGTAAATTGTTCGGAAGGATCAGAAAAAAGAGATGGGAGTTCTTTTTGGGTCGGAGCCTTCGGAGCAGGCGTCGCTTTGGCCCGTTCTTCCAATTCCGCCATTCGACGCAGGGCGGCGAGTTCTTCGCGCTGATCCATTTACTTCTTCCCGAATCGGGCCCGAAGTTGCTCAAGCTCTGCCTGTTCTTCAGGCGTCAGTGCGCCAGTCGGTTGCGGTGTTTTGTTTGTATTTTTGAGAGAAGGGACGCCTCGCTTACCCTCTGGGACTTCGGACAACATCCCTTCTGTTGCAGTAAGTCGGTTACGTTTCTTCTGGGCGATAACTTCTTTCGAATCACCAGGCTGGACAAAATATTGAAGGCGCGCGTTGTCGAACTCAGCAGGAGAGATGGACGCCCCCGATTCGCGTCGAAGGACAGCGTTGATGAAATCTCGCTGGGCTTGGTCAACTTGCTGTTGTTGAGGGCTGGCTGTTGCGGTAGCAGCGCGCCCCATCACTCCAGAGCCTCCGGTCATTTGCTGAAGGAACGAAGGTGCAGTTGTGCCCTGGGACTCAAGTTCGTTGATGATCCGATCCGCCTCTGACATCCGGGTCCCGAAGAGATTCGCCTTTGCTTGTCCTTCGGTAAGGGCCTTGTCCTTCGGATCCTTTGCCGGCTCGACAGGTTTGCCAGACCCAGGAATCGTGACGATCTGAGCCGCACCGCCTGGCCTATTCGGAGGTTGGACAAGAATCGTTCTGTTCGGGTTGTCAGGGTCAGTGACAGGAACGGGAGACCCAAGACTGATCGTCGATGCACCCGATTGAGCAATCCGGCTCTTGGCCCCAACGAGAGGCTCGTTGACCATAAATTTCCCAGGATTATTGGGATCAGGGACTAGGAGTTCGTTGGCCGATTGCCGGGCCTCTGCTTGTTGCCGGAGTTGAAGCTCAAGACGTTTGGACAGCTCAATACCCTGCATGGCTTGTTTTTGCTGCCATGCTGCGAATTGATTCAGATCGGTGGGCATGTCACCGACAAAGCTTTGTGCCTCTTCCTTGGTGAAGGTCCCCTTTTGAACGCCCTGGACCATGAATTGAAGAAGCTGTTGAGGACTTGTGGCTTGTGTCAGGACCTGCTGCCCGAAATCGAGCTTTGCCTTTGCAGCCTCAATCCCGGTTTTTGTGGTTTCAGCATTCTTCTTGGAAATATCGGCCTGACTTTCTCTGGCCTTTAGCGCATCTGCCTGATATTTAGTCGCCTGAGGAACGAGCCCGCGCTGTAGGAGGGCGTTGTAGTTCGCGGTCGTGTCTGCCCCGAATCCCTTCGCCACTTCCCGCAACGCAGCATCATCCTGCTGCGCCTGTAGCGCATTCTGATATTGAAGGGTTCCTGCCTTGAGGGCGAGTGCATTTGCTGCTTGTGTGTCGAGGTCTTGACGATATTCCCCCATGCTCTTGGGGCGAGCAGCAAATTGGGCAAACAATCCAGAATCGATTGGCATTTAGCCACCCCGCGACATATAAGCACCCAATCCATTCAAGGCGTTGCCCCAAATGTTCCCCTGATTCAGATAATTTGCCGCCAGTGCGTTTCCTACACCCAATTGAGTATTGGCAACGTTGTTGCCGTAATTCATCCCGGAAATGCCGCTTTGACCATTTGATACCTGACCCAAACCGGCAGCTGTGAAATTGCGGTTGTAAACATCATTGAGTTTGGTCGTTGCGTAGTCAGTCGCATAACGACTCCCAGCCTTCAATGCTGCACCGCCAATACCACCTCTGGCTGAAGCGGAATTATCGACTGCCCTCATGCCTTCCTTAAGGCCAAACTGATACCCAGGATCACTTGTCACGCTGGAGGGGTCATTCATCAGACCGTTGATATTCCCAATTGCCCTATATCCCAACTCCCGATAAGGGATTTGCTGTGCGTTCAGGGTGTCGAAAATATATCTTTGGGTCGCGTTTGCAGCATCGCCACTCGCAGCCAATGCGTCTGCTGCTTTTTGAGATTGGTATGCTTGATAAAGGCTCCCGAGAGAAGAAAGCCCCTGCCCAGCGAGCGAACCCCAGCTGGTACCTCCTGCTCCTGCCGCCGCACCAGCCCCTGTCGTTGCTCCAGTTCCCACAGCACCCGCTCCAGCAGCACCAGTCGTAATACCACCTGCTCCTGCTCCACCTGACGCCACACCACCAGCTCCAGAGCCGAGCATTCCCCCGCCCGCTGCCCCAGCCTCCCCGGCTGCACCGGAACTGGCACTAGAACCACCGACAGCGTTCATTCCGCCATAAATTGCGGCTGCGGACAGTCCGGTATTTGTCAACCACCGGCCAAAATCATCCTTGTCCTTTTGGGACATATTCTTCCAATGCTCTCCGAGACCCCCAAGGAAAGTATCTTTTCCAAAGGCATTCTCGATGGCACGGGAGGTTTCATTTACCAATGCAGTAGAAGAATCATGTGCTGCATCGAGGGAATAATGCCCAACGGGATCTAGATACTTCGTCGCATCATGGACAGTATCAACAATCTTTTCTAGAAAACCCCAGCCCATATATTCACCTCACACCATGATTCCATTGGCGATTAATGCCGCTCGGATTTGGTTGGTTAACGTTGAATTTGCATTCAATATTGCCTGCTCTGTCGCTGTATAAGCTGCGCCGGCCGATGTGGAAACTGCCGCATTGGCAGATGCTGAGGTTTGGGGGGATTTCCCATTACAACCAAACCCCCCGGTAATTGTCATTGTCGTTGAAAAAACACCGGATGTCGAAATAATCCCAGCGTTGAAAGTATGAGTCGATGTCCAAGTTGGAGAAATGCTTACGTCCAATGCTGGAGCGGCATCTGACCTCATGAATGTGTTGGCAACACCATTGATAGCCAACAAACCAACCGTCTGTGACGGATTGGCCCCAACTCGATAATCAGGCGTACGGGTTACCCCGCTTCCATCCAGAAAATGAGCTGAGTTTCCATCCAAACCAAGCGATCCAGCCGGCACTGTCCCGGTGCCTGCGCCGATGAAATCAAAGACAGCGCGCGTCCACGCAGCAGCACGGTCAGTCAACTTCCCGTCAGGAGTGGACCAAACCGCCCCGGTTTCAAAATTACGGACTTGGCTCATTCAAAGAAAGCCCCGGTGATATTTCGCTTCACAGGGTCCGAGATGGTGACTTCAAAAACCATCCTCGCCCCACCGCCTACACGGTGCCAAATCGCACGCGTTCCGTATTCACCAACTTCACCGATGGTTCGCCAGATGGCATTTCCGAACGTCTTTCCGCCATCTCGACTCCAACGAAGCATGGCGACAGGATCCGACCCTTGTCCGGTTTGGAGACCCACCCCCGTATCCATGTCGAGCTGAAGCGTCCCAATGGATTGGGTCTTGAGTTCGTTTTGAATCGTCTGGGTTGCTCTGATCGCAGGAAGAGGGTTTCCGTTGTCGTCGTATGTATCTAGGTCGTATTGGTAGACGTTCCCGTTTTCCCAATCTCCCACCAGATTCATACCTGCGAAATAAAGATGGCACCGCGGACGAATTCGATGCAAATCACCACTCGAATGCAGCCAAGCCCTTTGATGCCAAGCCTTCGTGGTTACGTCATAGACCCATGTCTGATTCCCTGAAACCGAAGACAGAACATAGAAACTGTGTCCCTCTTGGCTATACGTGAAACCTTCCGCGTCTGAGATATCGGGCCATTGACTGATGGCGTATTCAATCGCCGGGGTGGAGATTCTTGTGGGTTGCCCACTCACGATGGACCACACCGACCCAGCCCCCTTGTCATCACCCGCCACCCAAAAAACGGCGTCCATCTCCGCAATGGAATCCTTTGCTATACAGCCGACCTCATAACTGGCACCGTCGATCCTGGAGAAGGGAGTATCAGAGCCGCCCGAGTCGTACCACGCCCGCACGGCTTTTCGACCGAACAGGTACATGATCCTTCGGGCGACCTTGAGGCCGACAAGAACGTCAGAGGCAGAGTTGTCTGCTTGAACGTTCAGAGGATCAAACGTTGTCGTGACGGCATCCGACCAGACGAATTGGTTCGAGTCGGTTTCGTTCGCAACGAAATGGTCATCCAGAAGGTCAACCATCCCGATATTTGTCAGGAGGAGTGAGGCAGAACTTCCTGTCAGGGTGAGGGAATAAAGACTTCCCGACGAGACGATCAGAACATCATTGCCAGACCCGGTGATCACTACCGGCCTTGCATCATCTGGAATGGTGCCAATCAGTGTAGTGGTTGCGCTGGAGGTGACTTTGTAGACATTTCCACCACACACCATGACGCACGTGTCGTCATCTACTCCGAACATTCCCCTCATTCCACCACCCGTGAGAGTCACCCAGGGTGCGGTAAGGCCTGGCGTACCAATCAGTAGAGCGGCGTCTTTCCCACCACCAGCTTCAAGGTAGTAGTTGATCGTCCGAGCGCTAGCGTAGTTGGCGCTTCGACTTGTGTAAGCATCTCCAACGAACGGAATGGCGGGCATGATTCAATAGCAATCAGGGTCCGGCTCATATTGAGCGGTACTCGTTGCAGGGTGAGCGTTCTGCGCGATTTGCAATGCCTCGTCTCGCTTCAGTTTCATTTCTTGTGTCACCGGCTTTCTGAAGGCAGGGCACAAGTCGATAGCGAGCTGAGCTGCGAGAGGTCTGTACCATTCGGACGGGAAATCAATGTCATCCGTGGTGGCTGTCGAGTCCTCCACATAGGACCTGTAGACCATCCGGATAACTTGCGTCACATCCGAAGGAGAACAGTCCAGATAAATCTGGGCATTTGTCCGTTGGGCCTCGAAGTAGAGGTAATAAGGAGTCCCTGGATTCGATTTGGAGGCGATACTTTCGTAGTCTTCCAAGATCAAATTTGGGTCCATCGGGTTGTCATTTCCGCTCGTATCTCGAAGGACTGCGGTTGCAATGTCGTATGGGCGGCGAGGTTTCGAGGTATATGAGAAAACCCTGGCTCCGGAAAGAACCGAAGCCGTCAGCGTTGCTGCGAGCGTCACAACACTTCCGACAGGCGATCCACTGATCGTGGTCCATTGAATGAATCCGGTGGACAGAACAACCCCGATGAACATCCCAGAAGAGAGACCTGACACACTCGCCAGTGTCAAAGTGCTTCCACCTAGAGAAGCTGTTGCCGTGGTCGTTGTCGTGACGTAACTCTCGCTTGCGTGATCCCCCGTGGGACCCAATGCGTACTGAATCTGGTTTTTTTGAAGAAAAAGGTAAACCCTGCGCCGGGCCCACATCTTCAAACCAGGGGCGAAGTCGATTTGACTCACCCACTGTTTGACGATCAGGTTAAGTTTTCGACGTGCAAGTGATACATCTTCTGGACCCAACGTCTCTCCGGCACCATAAATACCAGCGTCCTCGAATGCATCGGTGAGGATGTCGATTTCAGAAACGCTGTAAGACGTTGTTCCGCTGGTAGCCATTACGCAGCCTCAAGAATCTTGATGGGGCGTCGAACTTGACTGCGCCTTGGTGCATTCAACTCGACGGCCTCCCACGCTTCATCAAGCGATGTGTTTGCAGCACATTTAGCCACTCCAGTAGATTCATCCCGATTGCAGTGATCAAACGAGTAATGCATCGAGTGGCATGGGAAGCATTCCGTATGCTCGGGTTCAATCGAAGTTGTATTCACCCAATGCTTCGAAAGATTGTTCTTCGAGCTGTGGGACAGGAAGAGGATCTTCGGAAGCTCCATGTGTCCTGCCGCATTCAGCATCCCCGTTTCCGGCCCGATGATCAGGTCACACTCAGCTAAAAGACTCATGCTTTCGCGGATTGTGTACTTGCCTGCTCTGCAGAAAACACGGGGCTCCTTCTCCCACCCTTGCTCCAAGAGTTGGCTCATTTCGTCCCCAACCGTGACGATCCGAACTCCTGGGTATTGGATGAGCATTCTGGCGAACAGTTGATCCTGCCACGGCCAGACCTTGTGAACGCTCGATCCAGCAAGCGAGTACATAACGAGGAAGTCACCGCCGAACTTAGCCCGCTCCTTCTTCGCCCATGCTTTTTCTTCCGCGGTCGCGTAGAACTTTGGCTTCGGGGGCATCGGAACGCCCGCAAGGTCATGGGCGAATTCGAAATAATTCACATCCATGTATTTCTGGCGCATAGGGATGGACCAACTGTGATTTGTCCGTCCAGGAAGAGCCAGAAGCGAACCCTCTACGGATTCGCTTAGGTTGATGAACTTTTGGTATTTCTTCTTTTCGTTCTCCCAGAAATCAGGAAGATTCCCGTTAGGGACTTGGTCCGTGTCTTGAATATAGAACTCATCAATGTTCGGATCGTTCTTCAAGACATCCTGAGTTCTCGGCGTGCAATAGAACGTGATGTGGTATCCCTGTTCCTTCAGTCCCGGAAGGATGCTGGAGGCTTGAATGGCATCTCCAAAAGCACCGTATCGGAGGACGGCTGCTTTCTTTTCGGGGGCGGGTTTTTTATGGGAGAACAGATGCTTCCCATCCGTGCGCTTCTTGTAGACCTGGAAGAATGAATACTCCCTGTCCTCATTGCGATCCTCATTGCGCACCAAGTCCCAACTGCCAATTTCCTTCATGAAAGACACGATGTCTTCTGGCATGAAGTCAGACTTGTGATCTGGATTCGCACCCTCTTCCCCGATATTTGGGTAGAAGAGTTTGTGAGGAAGATATAGAACCAGGTAGCCGCTTGGCTTGATCAGTCGCCACCATTCCTTCAGGGTGGCCTTCGGATCGACTACATGCTCCAGAAGATGTGAGCTATAGACAAAGTCCATGCTCGCAGATCCGAAGACATCCAACTTCGTGCAGTCGCTGACGACATCAGGTTTCATCTGGATGCCAAACAACTGCGTGTCTGTGTAGTTGTCTACTCCAATGAAATGAGGGAACCCCTTAGACGGCCCACACCCAATGTCAAGCCCGCGCCCACGCGTGTACTGAGGAAGCTCCCAACGAATCTTCCCCGTCTCGTCCCCGCACGGGTCATCGCGACGCCAGACCATCAGTCAGACCACTCAACCATGTCATGCATTTCCTCGGGAGGACATGCCACCCAAGGATTCGTCAACCCCAACCGCTGGTTGGCAACTTTCCCCACAAGATTTGCTTCCATGGGAACAATCTCGTACCCGTCTTCCATGGCATCTTTGGAAGCGCCGTTGTTCCATTTGGCTTTCGCACTGTCGCTGTTGAACTTCATCAGTCCCTCCAAACGAAAGATGGGGCCAGCCGAAGCCAGCCCCAACACATCACGGGCAGGCCAGAGCCGCGCCCGGGGTCGGATAACACTCGATGGCAATGCTCAAGGAAGCAGTGGCATCGGTGCCGTGCGTGACCCAAACCTGATCGCCCTGAATCAGCGAAACAGCCGTGGCAAGCACGGTTGAGAGCGGAGACACAGCGCCAGAGGTGAGCGCCGTGAGCGTCTGCGTAGCCGTAGCCGTACCACTCTTGGTGAAGAGCAGAGGTTGAGAGCCAGCAGCCGTCGAGGCGATGTTGGGCGTGTAGGCAATCGCTCGCAGTTGCAGCGCCGTGAAGGCCGCGAACCGTGGAGAGACGCCGTTTGCACCAACGGTGGTTTGACCAGCCATCACGACCGGGGACCGGTACGCTTCGTGGTCATAGGCTAGAGATTTTGCGGTAGGCATGATTCACTTTCTCGCCACGTACGCCCCTCGTACGCAGCATTGGGTTTCCTTATCCCGGAGCGGGCCGGCAAAGAACAACTTCAGTGGCCTTACGTTCGCCGCGAACTACACGGCAAACGTCTGTGTCACACAGCACTATCCCACTTCAAGATGCGCGCTTGGTCCTGAGAGGTCTGGACGAGTCCGAAACCGTTCAGGCTGTACCACGCAACACCCTTCGAGCGGCCGTAATCCGTGGGAATCTTGGCTCGGATTTCTTCCGGAGTTGCGATGCCCTCGGCCACGGTGTCTTCGCCGAAGAAGAAGATCCAGTCCGA